TAAGTAGTATGAAGATTTCAGTAAATGCCCCCAGCTATAAACGACCGGATGATGTCCGCACGCTCGATTATCTGCCATTCTGCAAGATATGGGTAGATAACAAGGAGTATGAGGAATATAAGAAGCACAATCCGAAAGCAAATATTATTTCTTGTCCCGATGGGGTACAGGGAAATCTTTGCAGGGTAAGAAACTACATACTCGAAACAGAGTTCAATAATGGTGCTGATGTGGTATTGATAATCGATGATGATTTCACCTGCTTGCGTAGGTTTGACTATGATGAGCTGGATGGGTTCGGTTATGAACCGCACATTATTACCAAAGATGAGTTTCTGCCTATCATCGAAAAATACTCTATCATAACCAAAGATTTAGGAGCAAAGTTTTGGGGAGTGAATTGTAACTGCGATCCGATGGCATACAGACATAACACCCCATTCTCTACACGTTCCTATATCGGTGGACCTTTCCAATGCTTCTTGAAAGGTAACAGATGCTGGTATGACGAAAGATTGCCGTTAAAGGAAGATTACGATATGACGATTCAGCAGCTTAATATGGAGCGTGTAGTGCTTAGAGTGAACGCATACCATTATCTTTGTAAGCAGAGCGAACAGAAAGGCGGATGTGCGGCTTATCGTAATCGACAGAGAGAGGAAGAACAGCTTGAAGCACTCCGCAAAAAGTGGGGGGGGCAATTGTTAAGGTGGATACAACGAACAAAGGAAAAACCGCTAAAGAAAAGCGATTGGACTACAATCCGATAGTGAGAATACCGATAAAAGGAGTATAAACAAAAAGCGTTAGTAATATGGGAACAGGAAGAAAGGAAAATCTAATCAACCCGAAAGACCGAACTTCGGAGGAGCTTCGGGCAATGACACGCAAGGGCGGTATTGCTTCAGGAGAGGCACGCAGACGTAAAAAGACGATGCGTGAAGCCCTTGAAATGCTGATGTTTAAGTGTGAGTTACCCGAACAGACAAAGCAGATGTTAAGAGCCGAGGGAGTGAGCGATGATGAAATGAACCACCAAATGGTTATTACTCGCTCACTTATAGCTAAGGCAGAAAGTGGAGATGTTCAAGCGTACAATGCGATCTGCGCAATGATTGGCGAGAAACCAGCAGAAAAGATGGAGCTGGGCGGTTCAATGCAAAGCGAGTTAAGAATCAAGCACATCACCTGCAACCCCAACGATGCGGATTTCCCATCAAGCGAAAGCGAGGTAGATGTATGAGTGAGGTAACGCTTGTAAAGGATGGTAAAGGTAGCAGCTACATCATAAGCAAGAAACGATGTGGCATAACGCAATGCCTGTATATGTCTGTAGAGGATTTGCAGCAGTTACAGGTATTGCTCAATGAGAAGTTAGATGAGATACGAGCACAAGAGTTAGCAGATGTATGATAGCCACGACCGATTTGTTTTCTGTTCTACCCTTGTTTGATGCAAACATCGACAGCACGGAGCGCACGGTGGTGAACCAAGGCGGTACATCATCGGGAAAGACCTACAGCATTATGCAGGTCTTATTCGTGCTGGGTATGCAGGAAGCAAGACAGGTGATAACGGTCGTTGGACAGGATATACCTAACTTGAAAGTAGGTGCGTATCGTGATGCAAAAACGATACTCGAGAAAAGCCCGTTGCTCAGTCAATGGTGGAACACCATCAACGAGGGCGAGCGTATCATCAAGTGTGTTAATGGTAGTATCATCGAGTTTAAGAGTTATGCTGACGAACAGGATGCGAAGAACGGAAAGCGTGACTATGCTTTCTTCAATGAGGCGAATGGTATAACGTATGGTGTATATTGGCAGATATGGATACGTACCCGTAAGCGTGTGTTCATCGACTATAACCCTACGGCACGCTTTTGGGTTCACGATGAGGTGATAGGTAAGCCGGATACCCGCTTAATCATTTCAGACCACAGAAAGAACTATTTTCTTACTGAGGAAGAACACCAGCGTATCGAGGGCATCACGGACAAGGAGTATTGGAAAGTATATGCTCGTGGGCTGACGGGAAAGATAGAGGGCTTGGTGCTGACGAATTGGGAGATATGCGAGGAACTGCCACCGAGGGAAGAATGGAAGATGCAGAGCTTTGGCTTGGACTTCGGTTTTACCAATGACCCGTCAGCATTGGAGCAGGTAGTGCTGGCACACGGGGAGCTTTGGGTCAACGAACTGATATACAGCACAGGGCTAACGAACCCCGACATAGCGGAGAGAGCAAGTGAGCAGGGGTTGACAAGCCAACAGCAGATAATAGCCGATTGTGCCGAACCAAAGAGTATCAGAGAGCTACAGGCAGCAGGGTTGTGGGTGACAGCAAGCCCAAAGGGTGCTGATAGTATCATCAATGGTTTGGATATATTGAAGCGATACAAGATACACGTTACCCGTAGGAGTACGGGCATACTTGATAACTTACGTTCTTATAAGTGGGCAAAGGATCGGGATGGAAACACGACCAACAAGCCCGAGGATAAGAACAACCACGGAATAGATGCGCTGCGTTATGTGGCTTTAGCGAAGTTGCGAGAGCACCGTGAGGTGCGAGGTGTACGCAGACGTAATTAGCTTCCTATACCACCCGTTTGCAATAATCAGTTAAAAGGTTGATAATAGATTTTGGTTAGTCGTAATTAGTAATATCGTAGTTTGGTATTTTTCTTTGGTATAGGAAGATTTGTTTTTAGAGTGACGGGTGCTTGTGCGTGAGCATAGGTGCCCGTTTTTAGTTAAACTAAATTAAAACATAAGGGATTCAGTAACAACGGATAAGGATTTTCCTTATCTTTGCAACCACATAGCAGAGGGTTAGTTGTGTGCGCTAAGTTCGTTTATTATTAACCCATTAAAAGAGAAAGTAAAGTATGAAGATTTGTTCGTGTCCCGCAGCAAGTGCTTTGACCACCATCCCCAACGTTGCGTGTGCAGAGACTTTTGGGCAGATTCAGAAAGTCGCATTTATGCGATTGAAGAAAGCAGATGGCACCGCTAACTCATTTGTAGATGGTGCAGGCACAGGTATTGACAAGCTCGCAGCTTGGACAGCTAAGATGGCTCTTACCGATGGCGGTAAGGTAGTCATTTCCCCTTATATTCAGGCACCAACAAACGAGGCTGGCGAAGCTCGCACCTTTGGCGGTGGTAACGAGACACTCGGTGGTATCGAGGAGGTTATCGGTCGCAACCCAACAACCTTTAGCGGTGTTCTGCGTGCTGTTCCTCAGTCGGTAATCAAGGTAATGAAAGAGCTGCAGTGTGAGGCTCAGGCTGGTAACCTCGGTGTTATCCTGTTCGATGAGAACGGAGCTATCGAAGCTATCAAGCAGAGTGTGACCGAGGGCAGCACTACTACCGTATCACACCTACCTATTCCTATCCGTAGCCTGTTTATCAGCGATAAGTCGCACGGTGGTCTTGAGGCACCCGACAGCAACAACATCAGCTGGTCGTTCCTGCCTAACTATAGCGATGACCTTGCTATCGTTCAGCCTGCCGACTTCAATCCACTTACTGACCTCGTACCAGCAACATAAGCGTTATGGGAAAGGTAACAAGGATTACCCTCGTTACCATTAACGGGGGAGCAGAGCGAGAGTTTGATTTAGACCACGCAGAGCGTATCTTAGCGATGCGAAAGAGTGGTTGGGAGATTCCAAAGAATAGCGAATACAAGTACGAAAATGGCTCTATCAGTCGAAGAGATAAGAAAAAGGACAAGTGAGCAGCCGAGGCGAAATATCATTAAGCTGGCTGTGATGCATCAGAACAGATTGCGCTTGCATAGCGAGGTCGTTCCGAGCACACCTGCCCTTGCAAGTTGGAGCTACCGAGGTCGGCAGTTGGCGGTTAACCAGCCGTTGATGCACGGACACGAGGGCATAACGCTTGCACTCAACGACTTTATGGCGATGGTTGAGAACCTTATACCAAAGGATAAGTTCGAGGTGTTCAAGACACTTTTCCGCTTTCCTGTGATAACGAATGAGGTGCTGGCCGTATGCTATGATAAGTTAAGCCGTATCTTCGATGGTCGTGACCCAGCTTTCAGCTATCAGTTTGCCAACACCGAATTGCGTGACGATTGGGAGTGGTACAGACAGGAGAAGCTGGGCGAGCAGAATATTTGGCAGAGTAAGGGCTGGGATTTCTTCAAAACTCAGATTAACTCGGTTTTGATTGTTGACCTGCCACAAGAACAGGAAGCAGGGGACAGATACCCGCAGCCTTATTTCTATTGGCTTCCCATTATGGATGTTATAGACTACAAAGCAGACCCTCAATCGGGTGCGATGGAGTGGATAATGTTCAGACAGGATGGCGATAAGATAGCCGTGATTGATGATGCAAGCTACCGTATCTTTAACTCGAAAGATGGTGCGATCGGAGAGCTGGAGAGCGAAGCAGCCCACGACCTCGGCTACTGCCCTGCCCGATTCTTTTGGAATGAGCCTGTAAGCCTCGACAAGCCCGACATCAAGGAAAGCCCCGTAACAAAGGAGTTAGACCGCTTGGATTGGTATCTGTTCTTTGCTATCAGCAAGAGACAGCTCGATACCTACGGCAACTACCCGATTTATTGGGGTTACGAGCAAAGCTGTGATTTCCATAACGATGAGACGGGCGACTATTGCGATGGTGGCTACCTCAAGGATAAGCAGGGGCATTGGCATTATGATAACAACGGACTGCTTATGCCCTGCCCTGTATGCAGTCAGAAACGTTTGGTAGGTGCTGGCAGCTTCATAGAGGTTCCCGTGCCACACGTTGATGAAGGACAGCCCGATTTGGGGCAGCCTGTTGGTATGCTGGCTGTTGATAGCGAGAGCCTGCGATATAACCAAGAGGAAGAAAAGCGTTTGCGTACCGACCTTATCACAGCCATCGTTGGTACGAATGAGGAAGTAACCACCCGTGATGCACTCAATGAGCAGCAGATTAAGGCTAACTTTGAAAGCCAGTCAACGGTGCTCAAGCGAGTAAAGAAAGGTTTTGAGGAAGCACAGAAGTTCGTTGATGATACCTGTTGCCGCTTGCGCTATGGCAAAGCGTTCCTCAGTAGCTCAATAAACTACGGCACAGAGTTCTATCTGTTCACGAGTGATGAGCTTAGAGAGCGTTACAAGAAAGCCAAAGAAGCCGGAATGAGCGAAGCTGATTTGGATGCTTTGTTACAGCAGATTATCGAGACGGAGTACCGTCATAACCCGCAGATGATGCAGCGTATGATAATACTGAGCGACCTCGAGCCGTATCGACATCTAACCCGAAACGAGGTGCAGGGGCTTTACGAAAAGAGCCTTATCCCCGTAGAGGATTTGCTTATCAAGTTCAACTTTGCCGACTTTATCAAGCGTTTTGAGCGTGAGAATATGAACATCATTGAGTTCGGAGCAGAGACGGACTATGATAAGAAGATAAACACGATCAAGGAGCAGCTCAAGGCTTATGCTTCCGAGATTAAGCAGCCCGAAGTAAAAGTAGAACCAATAGTAACAAGTAAGACTTTCACTAAGTCGTAACATAAGTTTCATTTAAAACAAAAGGTATTATGAGAGTCAAGTTTGGAAATGCGACCAAGGATGTAAGCATCCTCGAGGTCAACGCAGAGAACTACATCGTGCCCGAGGGAGAAAAGGGTACGTACCACTGCAAGATCGAGCAGCGTAGTTTCAATCCTGTAACGGGTGTTCGTCAGAGCCGCCCACGTATTCAGAAGTTCGAGCCTAAGATGTGGCCTGCAACCTTGCGTAACCTCAAGCAGCAGGGTTGGTTTGTAGAGGTGCTCTACGACCCCACAGATTACCTCAAGGAACAGGAAGAAAAGGCTGGAAAGACCGCACAGCAGATTGCCGAAGCGAAAGCAAAGGCAGCAGCAGAAGCCAAGAAAGCCGAGCGTGAGGCTATCAAAAAAGAGCTGTTAGAGGAGCTGAAAGCTGCTGGTGTTATCCCTGCAAAGGGTGGCAAGAAAGGTGGTAAGAAAAGTAACGAGGAGCCTACAGATGGCGGCTCTACAGAGAAATAGCCATCATAATTAATTAATCAGAGGGTAAGATTATGATTACTATTGAAATGTTGGCGGCAGATGCCGCATTAGCAGGGCTGTCAGATGAGCAGAAAAATGCTATCGCCCTTATGTCAAAGAATGACGAAGAAGTAGTTATCGGAAACCGATTCCGTGAGGTCTATAACCAGCTTGATGCGACCATCGCAAAAGAGACGGGTATCGCCCGTAATGGTGATGAAAAGACCTACCTCTATCTTGAGCGTGCAGCCAAGCAACTTGCTGCAAAGGCTAACAGCGTTGACGGTTTGAACACCAAGATTAATGATTTGACTAAGGAGCGTGACCGACTGAAAGACCAAATCGCCAAAGGTGGTGACGAAGCACTCCGCAAGCAGTTGGAACAGTCTAACAAAGACCTCGATGGTGTACGTAAGCAGTATGACACCTTAAAGGCTGACTTTGATAAGGCCAAGACCGACCACGCAGCCGAGTTGCTGGGTATTCAGGTTGATAACGTGCTCGCAAGTGCAAAGGCTGGTATCAAGTTCAAGGCAGAGCTTCCACAGGCTGCTACCGAGGCTTTGATGGCTAACGCACTCAACAACATCAAGGGTATGCAGCCTGAGTTTGTCGATGATGGCAACGGTGGTAAGAAATTGCAGTTTAAGGGAGCGAACGGAGAGGTTCTTCGTGACCCCGAAAACCACTTGGAAGCCTACACAGCCGAGGCATTGCTGAAAAAGGAACTGCGTGCTATGGGTGTCCTCGATGAGGGCAGAAAGCAGCAGGGCGGTGGTACAAGTCCACGTCAGCAGCCGAACGGTGGTGGTGGTACTGCCGTTGATGTATCAGCAGCCCGTACACAGATGGAAGCCTCAGAGATTATTGCCAAGCAGTTGATGCAAAAGGGATTGATTAACGGCTCAAAGCAGTATCAAGAGGAGTTTAACAAAGCGTGGACGGAGAATAATGTTCAAAGTCTGCCGATGCAGTGAGAAAACAGATAACGGGCAAAGGGTAAGCCCACGAAGTTAAACAATTTAATAAATTTAAAATTATGTCATTAGTAGCAACCCGACTTCAGAACTGGCGAATTTCTAATCCCGAGCTGGATAGAAATATGGCTCGCCCCCTTGAGTATGGTGCGTTGGATTTCTTCGTAGAGCAGACCGATGCCCCTAACTCAATCATCCGACCCAACCTGCGAGAGCGTGCTTTCGCTTCTATGGGTAACACCGTGCAGGTTCCCGTCATTAACTATGATGGTGACGTGACCGTAAGTAACGTTCGTACCTGTACTATTGAGGACAACGAGAACACCTCAGCCCTCTACACTGTAGTATGGACAACCTATGCTGTAGGCTTCACTATGGTGCCCACCTTGTATATGAACAACGAAATCGACTACCAGCACGACTTCGAGCGTAAGATGGAGAAGATTTGCCGTGCGCTGGCTACCGAGCTTGATAGTGCCGCTATCACAGCCCTTGAAGCAACCAAGACACAGGTATTCAAGGACACCTTGCAGTATCAGGTATCGAGCAACGTAATCGATGTTCCTACACAGATGGCTACCGAGATCCTTGGCGACCTCAATCCAATTATGCGTGCTAACGCTTATCCACAGCAGATTCACTTGGTAGGTAACGCTGGTGTTGATAGCCTCATCCGCAAGCTGGCACAGCACGGAGTTTACAACGATGTTAACAAGCGTATGGAGTACGATGGTAAGGTATTGCACTATACCACCAACCTGCAGAACGCTTCGCAGAAGATTGGAACCCTGTTCGCTGTAGCTGATGGAAACGTAGGTGTGCTGACCCGTGTTGACCGTGAGGCATTGCGCCGTGCAAGTGCTAACTTCCACGAGTGGGATGTTGTACGTCTGCCGTTCATCGACCTGCCTGTAGGTTCGCATTACTACACCGCTGTAGGCGATCAGTCGAGCATCGCTGGTGCTGCAAGTGCCGATATGACCTGTAACGTTAAGGAGTACTTCGGTTTCTCGGTTGACGTTGCTTTCATCGTTGCTTACAACTCAGCACCCGAGACCGTTGCTAACCCAATCATCAAGGCACAGATTGCGGCTCCTGCAACCAATACTCCTATCGCTACTCCTGTTTACGTTACTAACGCAGCAGAGTTCAATCCCTCACAGGGTTAGGAGTGGTAAGTGAGATTTCTCCGTGACTTCTCATATATCTATCAAGACGGGGGTGGGTGGTTAATCCCCTGCCCCCGTTAATATTTAAAACAGCAAGAACAATGATACGCATACAGAGAATACAAGAAAGTCTTATGCACCTCGTAGGGTGGCAGCAGTCTTACGACCCACAGAAGCAGATTTCGGCAGAGCTGACCGAGAGCGAAAGCGGGCTGATGTACCAGCAGGCACACCCGATGGTAACGCTCGAGAATGTGCGTGCCATTATGCCCGAGGTGTTTATTAGTCAGTACCCCACTTGGGATAAGGATACCGAGTACAGCGAGGGGCAGATAGTAAGCTATCAGAATAAGGCTTGGCAGTTTATCGGTGATGAGCCTGCAACGAACCAAGCACCTGCTGATGGTAGCGATTATTGGGCTGAGTATGATTTGTTCAGCGTGTACCTTACCGACCTCACGAAACAGGCAATCGTTAAGACGGTGCAGACGTTCCTACAGGGAAAGAGCCTACTCAAAGAGAGTAAGACCCTGCTTGAGCGCAGAAGCCTGTTTGATGGTGCGGGTAGGTTGAACAATGTAACACCCAATTCAGGGAAGCTGGTCGGAATGGAAATCGTACCCGCCTACTCAATGGGTGTAACAACAAAGCTGGAGCGTATCGGCTTGCAGATGGTTGGTAACGTAGGAAAGGTTAAGCTCTATGTATTCCATAGCTCACAGGTTGACCCTCAGTTTACGATTGAGTTCAACGTAACGAAAGGTGATGGATCAATGGAATGGAAAGACCTTACCGATGTGTACCTGCCATATATGGGTGACACAGGTGCATGGTACGTGGTGTATAACCAAGATGAGCTGCCAGCAGGTATGGAAGCGGTTAACGTAACCAAGGACTGGAGCCGTGAGCCGTGCGGTACTTGCAATCGTGGCAGTCTTGAGGCTTGGAGAGCACTCACCAAGTATATGATGATTTCGCCTTTCAAGGTTACTGCGCTGGAAACGTTCACCGAGTACCCCGAATTGTGGGACATAGCCGATAACATCTACACCAATACTCATAACTATGGTATGAATATGGTTGTAAGTGTCGGCTGTGACCTCACCGATTTCATCGTCAGCCAAAAGGAGATGTTCGCCACGGTGCTGCAAAGACAGATGGCGGTAGATATTCTGCGAACTTTGGCACTTAACCCACAGGTAAGGGTCAACAGACAGCAGAGCAATGCTTCTACGGCTGATTTGTTGTACGAGGTGGATGGTAACCCACAGGGAAGAAAATCGGGGCTTGGTGCGGACTTAGAATCGGCTTATAAGGCTTTGGACTTAGATACACGAGGTATCGACCGCATTTGTCTGACCTGCCGACCAACGGGTATTAAGTATCGTCACGTTTAAAAGTTGTTTGTTATGACTATTTCTTCGTTGTTGGCAAATGCAAAGGCTGTACAGAGCGGGCTACAAGGATCGCTCGTGCGTGAGGTGTTGCAGATGCACGGCACGGAGATAGTCGAACAGCAGAGGATACAGCTCCTTGAGGGAAAGAACAGCCACGGAGAGGATATACACCCGTTCTACACCGAAGATGTTAAGCCCCGTGGCTGGTTCAAGACTAAAGAGAGCGCACAGCGTTATGCCGATTGGAAGCAGACCATCAGCTACCCGTATTCAGTAAGAAGAAACCCGAACGCACCAAACCTGTATATTACGGGTGTCTTTCACGATGATTTGGGTGTGGATTTCGGAAGTGATGCGGTAGCTATCATCCCTGATACAGCCTACGCTGCAAACATTATGGCTAAGTATGGTCGTGGTATGTTCGGCTTGAGTATGGAAAAGTGGGCTGTTATCTTCGGTGAGAAAGGTGCAAAAGACGAATTGATTGAGAAGATTAGAAATTTGTTATGGCAATGATTGCAAGAATATATAAGCAGCCCGCAAGGGCTTACCTGTTCGATAGGGTTATACAGGGCTTACAGGATGCGCTGGGTGAGCTGTCGTGGCTTAACCATATTTTCGGTCGTTCTGAGCGATTGGTAAAGATGGTTGAGGGGCGCAAATACTTCACCCCAAACGTGTACCGCAAGAACGGGGAGTATATCAGCCTTGTACCCGATAACACGGAGCTGGGTAATTATTGTTTCTTTGTGCTTTCAGAGCCACAGCAGGTGAGCGTACCGATGGGTAGGCAGAACAGGGTAAAAGCCCCGTTCTCGCTGATTGTATGGGTTGACACCCGCACCATCGACCTTTGGGAAGAAAAGGATACCCGTAACACGGAGTACCTCAAAGAGCAGCTTTTAAAGACCATACAGAGAGCGTGGTTACGTCACGGCTCGGTATCGGTTGACAGAGTGTACCAAATGGCAGAAAACGTCTTTGATGGTTACACGCTTGATGAGGTGGACAACCAATATCTGATGGCTCCGTTTGCTGGGTTCCGTTTGACAGGAGAAATGATTGTTGACGAAGAATGTGATGAGGTATGATATATCTTAACTGGGAATTGATATTGCTCGTTGCGCTGGCTGCTGCTTTTGTGGTGCTGGTCGTTAAGAAATGGGGCTGGGCTGAATGGATGCAGATTCACGGAGATAAGTTCCTGAGTAAGCTGTTTAGCTGCGACCTTTGTATGAGCTTTTGGGCTGGTCTGTTCATATCGTTCGCTTTCGTATGCTTGTACGATGACCCGATATATGTGATTATGCCCGTATTCACGACACCTCTAACCCGTATGCTGGTATGAAAACGATTGAGTTAGCCGGACACAGCGTAATGCTCTACGATAGTATTGACGAGCTACCGATAAAGCGTTTCCACGTTTATAACCGTTATCTGCTGGTTGATGCGGGTGTGGGTAGTGATATTTCGGACTTCGATAACCACGTTGAGCGTGTCGTGCAGTACTTCAAGAATGGTGATGCGGCAAACGCTGGAAAGGAGCTGGATAACCTACGGCAGAATGTTTACCTTGTGCTCAGTCAGCAGAATGTTAAGCACCTAAGTTTAGCTTGCTTGGTGAAACAGATTGATGGTGTAAGATATGGCGATCTGAGCCAAGAGGGTTTGCAGAAAGTAATCGAGGTGCTGGGCGGTGCATCCGTAGGAGAGGTTTCCGAGGCTATGGCTTCGGTCAAAAAAAAAATAGATGATGAGCTGCTGTTGTACTTCCCTGCCCTGTTCGATGATGTGCGTACCCGTGAGTACTACGACATCGTGAAGCGGTTAACCCTTACAATGCTTGAGCAGGTCTGTGAGGGTACGACCGAGGAAAGGAAAGAGAAAGCCGATAAGATGCACCAGCAGTTGCTTCTGTTCAGCCGCCCAAAGGTGTTCACGGGGCACGATGGCTTAGAGGTGCGACACGACAAGGATTTTGAAACGATGTGCCTTGTTATCAGCCAAGAAACGGGAGCCGATGCAAAACGAATGACGGTACTTGAGTACTACAACGCATACGAGTATATCAAGCAAAAAGCCAAGAAAGGCGAAAATAAAGCCCACTAAAGCGTTTTTAGTCGTTCGGTGGGTAAGTTATAAGGTAAACCAATAAAAACGGCTTAGAGCCAAATTTAAAACAAAATAAGACAATGGAGCAGAATCCGATACGATACCAAGATTTGATTTCTCCCGATGATAGTATTACGGAGTTAATAAGTCAGCTGGAGAAGTTGCAATCATCATATGAAGCCACCGCCGAGAGTATCAAGACCCGTGCGGCTTCTATTTCGCAGAGTTTGAAAACCGTATCGGGTGCTACTCAGCAGGGGCAGCAGTTTGCACGACAGGCTGCAGCCGAGACCAATAAGCTGACAAAGGCTTATGATGATTTGAACTTTGCCCGTACCAATACAGCTAAGAAGATTATGGAGCTGAATATGGCAAAGAAAGAGGAGAACCGTATAACAAAACTCAATATCATACTGAATAATACCGAGGAGGGCAGCTATGCTCACCTGTCTGCTCAGTATGCACTCAATAAGATTCAGCTCAACCAGCTTACCGAGGCGGAACGTCAGAACCTGCCACACGCAAAGAAGCTCGAGGAAGAAACCAAGAATATCTACGAGCGAATGAAGAAGCTGCAAGAGGCAACGGGTAAGTACAGCCTTGATGTGGGTAATTACGAGAACGCTATCACCCGTGCCATCGGTGTCAATACACAATGGTACAATGGCTTGAAGCAGGTAGGTGCCTTGTTTGAGGGCGGTATGGCAGAGGGTTTGAAGAACTGCGGTGCGCTGGTTGGTTCTTTCGGTAAGCAGTTGCTTGCATTGATGGCAAACCCGATCGTGCTGACTATTGCAGCCGTTACTGCTGCTTTTGCTGCTTTGGCAAAGGGTATCAGTAGCAGTGAGGAAAACACAAACACCTTGAACAGAGTGCTGGCACCGTTCAAAAGAATACTCGAGGGAGTGCTTAACGTGCTGCAAGAGGTCGCTGGGTTCGTTTTAAAGGTCGTAGAGGGCTTTGAAAACCTTGCTATGGGTGCAAGTAAGCTGATGGAAAGATTACCGCTTGTAGGTAACGCTATCAAGTCGGTTAATGATGCACTCGAGAAGAATATCGAGCTGGAGCGTGAGAAACAGGCTATTGCCAAAGATAGCCGTAAGGTTACTAAGGAAGAAGCAAAGCTGCAATATGAGGTAGCTGTGTTACGTAGAAAAGCCCAGCAGACTGATAACCCAAAGGAACGTGCAGCCCTGCTTAATAAGGCAATACAGAAAGAAAAGCAGATAAGCGATATGCGTGTTTCGCTCGCAAAGCGAGAGTTATACGTGATGAAAGAAAAGGCAAAGCAAAGTCAGAATGATGCAGCCACGAACGATGCTATTGCCAAGAAAGAAGCCGAGATTTGGAACTATCGTACACAAGCAGAAACGCGCTCGTTACGAATGGTTCGACAGATAGCAACGGCAAACAAGCAGCTAAACAAAAACAAGGGTGGCGGTGCTGGTAAGGCAACAACCAACCCCGAGGTAGAAGCAGCGAAGCAGGCACTTGAAGAACGCAGGAAGATTGAAGATGCTACTATCGCTTTGGTTGAGGATAGCTACCTGCGTGAGCGTATGACTATCGTATCTAACTACCAGCGTAAGATTGAGGACTTGAAAGGTAGTGAGGAATATATAACCCAAATGACCGAGTTACTCTACCAGCAGCGAGATATGAAGCTGGCTGATTTGGCAGAGAAGCAGGCACAGGACGAAGCAGCCCGAGAGAAGAAAGATTACGATGAGCGAATACGTATCGCTGATGAGATGATTAAGAAGCGTGAGGCGGTTGTGCGTGCTGGTGAGGAAGAAATAAACCGTACTTATGATTTCGATATGTCTACCGCCGAGCTGGAGCAGAACGAAAATAAGAAAACTGAGTTACGCTTACAAGCCGAAAAGAAACGTTTAGAAGCCCTTTTAAAACTCTACGAGAAAGATGGTAAGCTGCTGACCCAACAAGAGATTGCGACGATTAAAAATAGCATTGCTGCTGTCAATCAGGAGTTAGAGAAGAATAAGGGTAACAAGGATATTTACGACCTGCTGGGCTTCAACCTTTCGGATGAGAAGAAAGAAGCCATCGATACAAGCCTTTCGTATGCTATGGATGGACTTAGCCAGTTCATAGATGCTTACGCAGAGGCAGCAGATAAGAAACGTCAGTTAGCCGATGCCGAGGTAGAGCGTACACAGAGCGTGCTGCAAGCTGAGTTGGAAGCTCGTAACAAGGGTTATGCTAATGAGGTGGACACAGCTCGCAAGGAGCTGGAAACAGCAAAGAAGAACCAGCAGAAAGCTATCGAGCAACAGCGTAGGGCGCAGAAGTTACAGATAGCCCTTGATACCGCAAGCCAAGCAGCCAATATGATTACTGCTACCTCGCTTATTTGGAAACAGCTCGGTTTCCCGTGGGCTATCCCTGCCATCGCAGTTATGTGGGGTTCGTTCGCAGCAGCCAAGATTAAGGCGGTACAGGCTGTTAATTCAGGAACAGAGGAATATGGAGAGGGTACGGTTGAACTGCTTGAGGGTGGTAGCCACCAAAGCGGACACGACATTGATTTAGGAACCAAGAGTGATGGCACGAAGCGCAGAGCCGAGGGTGGAGAGTTCTTTGCCGTTATCAATAAGCGTAACAGCCGTAAGTATCGCAGGGAGATACCAGCCGTTATCGGTGCACTGAACAATGGCACGTTCGCAGAAAAGTACCTCAATGCGTATGCCGGTGGAAATATCAATATAACAGCCGATACTCCTGAAAGGGATTTGACCCGACTTTCGGATGATGTGCATAGCATAAAGGAACAAGGCGAAAGAACGACATACTTTGATGGTAAGGGAAACACCATCGTTATTTATAAGAACCTCAAAAGAATAGTTAAAAGCTGAGTATGATACATTATCAATTCATAGTAAACAACGGAACAGAGAGCCGTACCTGTTATCCACGATGGAAAGCAGATACAGCGATAAGCTATGCTTTCGAGCAACAACAGATGTTTCGTAGGGCACAGCTCAGTAATAACCTTATCTTTGTCGGTAGCGATTATGATTGGTTGATGGCTACGGATTTTGAAGCCAAGTTCACGGTACAGATAAAAGCCGATTGGACAGGTAGTGGCTATTATAGCAACTATTGGGCTGGTTCGTTCCACAAGACCGATGCGACTATCAATGTCGATAAGAAGATGTTTAGCGTTAAGCCAACGGTTGAGGATAGGTATAACGCTATTCTTGCAGGTTTGGAAAAAGAGTACGACCTTATCAAGCTGACACCAGCTATTCAGCCCGTACACCTCACCCGCAGACCGATGCTACAGATATATTCGGCTGGCGAGGAAGTTGTAAGCTGTTTCCTCAGTTCGATGGCTTGGGAACAGGAGTGCGAGAGCGTAACCAACGTAGGCAAGATACTGGATGATTATCATTTTGGCAAGATCGGTGAGTACGTAGAGATTTCTTTCGATAGTAACGTGTTTATCGGTACAAAGCAGAGCCACGGCAACACCTCAGGAGAATGGAATGATTACGGCAACAATGGCACCTATAAGATGAACTATTACCAAGAGATTTATTCTGTAGGTCAGAACGTGGTCTTTCGCAATGGTATCAGAGTTTACCGCAATGGTACGCAGGTGCTTATATGGGAGTTTTACCAAGAAAGTCTTTCGGGTTTCAATGAGCTTCCCGATGAGTTCACGCTGGCAGCACAGCAGAGTGGTTACAGCAACCAGCCTGCACAGATGACAACCTCGCAGATATTCGGGCGGTGGTGTGTGGCGGCTCAGTTAACGGACTGCTATGCTATCGACCAAGATGATTTGGTAACGTACAACCGCAATTATAAGTACTGCAAGCCTTACGATGGCGATGAGATAATAGAAATGACGTATAACTCGAGCGATACACCTACCGAGTGGGGTGTGCGTACCGATGGCACATATTACGTCAAGCCCCGTGAGGATACGTTCGCTTATAAC